GGATTTGCACGTATGCCCATGGTGGGGCAGTTAATATTGGATATTAATTGTGGAATTTTAAAACATTTTTATTTAAACTTATTTACAACATTTTTAGATATAAACAAGTACAGCAATCTCCCCGCAAATGCGAGTTGCTTATGGACAAGCCCTTCAGATTTGAATAGGCCATTCATGAGCAGATTTAACATGTTTACAATTAACGACGACGAGGTGAGGGAACAGAAAAAGGATAACCGAAACAAGAATTACGCACCGATAACGATACCGACTAACTTTGGACTTAAGAACGTAGTACAGGACTTGACTTATAAGCCCAGTAACATTTTTCAACACAGACAACAATTATTAGCACAGAAATATCAACAATATCTCAAAGTAACAGTAGCACACAAATCAGATTATATGCCAAAAACAATTACATCAGACATAGCACAACGTAGACAGAATTTAATAGACAAACGACACAATATAGTACACGTAGCAATTAGAAACCCTTTAACTTATTTTTTACCGAACATTTCACCGATTTTGAACCCATACTTAAAGCAATACGGAACAGGAGAACAACGCATGGTTGAATATTCACGCAAGCACAAATGTATGCACGGTTTAAGATACAACTTATGGAGTATCGAGACCGTCTTACATGAATGGACAGCCGAACAGAAAAAGACTAAATTTTACGAAGACATTAAGACAATTAAGCCAGGCTTTGCAGAAGACAATCGTTGGGGATATCAATATTTCCAACTTAACTGTGACCATCATTTAGAATCAGTAGAACACGCAACACTTGACGGAACCAAATATTGCCCTTCTTGCAATCGCAGAACCTATTTAAAAATAAATAGGGACTGCGCTTGTAAGTGGGTCACCAGATGTAGTTATTGCAAGTATAGTCAATATACTTTCAGTGACTCCAATGGTGAAACAAAATTTGGTTTCTCTTGTGGCTGTGGTCACAAAGGAGCAAAATCAGAAGAACATACAGAGAACATCAAGAAATTTTTACAGTTAAATACAGTCAGCAAACGCAGAAGCCGCAAATGGCTCAAGGAATTAAATGGAGAACCCAGAGTAAAATTAGGAAAAACATGGGCTCCAATAGAAACAACAGTACAAGCATTTTCAGAAGTTGTAGCAGAAGAAGAAAATCAATTAACGCACAACATTAATAGACAATACAGAATCGCAAAGGCCGAAGGAGGCGCACTCAGTGGAATGTCAAATCAACTTAAGACACTCCAGAATAAGACGCACTCATTCGTGAATCATTCAAAAGCATTTATAGAGGAAACTTTCAAATCAGTAATAACAGGAATTAAGGACATGCTAGAAAAGTTTAAGCACTTTTTTGGCGGAATAGTCGAAGAACGACTAGTAGACCGATTTAAGGACGCAATGAACAAAATAGGACGATTTTTAGAAGTGGTATTAACAATCTCAACGCCACTTTCATCTTTAGCTTTAATAATAGATAATATAGTTTCCCTCTTTCAAGAGGGAGTTTCAATTAGACGATTAGTAATGCTTTTTTGTGCTGTGCACACCCTTGGGGGTAGTGCATACACAATGAGCAAAGGAATAGAATATGTCAAGATTAAGGAAAACCGTGAACGAACTTTAAATATAATGATACAGGATATGCAACAACAACATATAGTAGAAGTAGAAAAATTAAGAGAATTATTAAATTTAAGTACAACATTACCGACATCAAGCAACAACGAACTTTTAGAATTAGTATCAAGACAATCAGAGGAATTAATAGAATTAAGACACAAATTTAAGAGATACGTAGACGCCGCAACTGAACTCGGAGAGTTCATGCGTAAGGGGCATCCTGAGGAAGCCGCTTACAACGCAATTTTTGGTGAACTTTTAGAACTTGACGGAACTAAGAGTGAATCAGGAGAACCTTTAATTTGGAAATTTTTAAGTATATTATCACGATTTTTTGGCTTTGACGAAAAGAACTATTCATTTTTTACAGCATGCAAAAATTACAATTTATTATCAACAGCATGCAAAAATACTTTCGACTTTATAACTTTATTATTTGATTATTTACCTTCATTTTTAAAAGACTTAGTAGGATTCCGCAATCACAAGCTGTGGTTGCAAACTCAATTAACAAACCCAGAATCACACTGGGCAAAAGCTATGGCCAACGCCTTAGCAGCAGGATTAGCAGCAACTCGATATCAGCTGGAAAAACGTGACCAATACGTTATCCAGATGAAAGTCGAGATAGAACATTGTAAGGAACAAGCAGCAAAAGCAGGAATGCAATACAGCACAGACATTAAGAAATTTTTTGATACGATGGATAAGGCAATAATGGCGCACGCAAGCAAAACAGAAAAGAAAGCACCATTTGTAATTAAGTTAACAGGTTTGGCAGGAGTAGGAAAATCAACACTCTGGCCAATTTTAGCAGGATCAATTTATCAGGATATGTCAATTAAGCAAATTTTAGCAGCAACATTTTCAAGAAACGCCACCTCAGAATACTGGGATGGATATAATAAGGACACAAAAATAGTTTTATACGATGACTTTGGACAATCTCGCGAAGAATTGGATTTTGGTGAATTGATACATTTAGTATCAGCCGCCGATTTTCAAGCAAGCTTCGGCAGTGTGGACCCCTCATCTCCTTATGGAGTTAAGGGAATGATAGTAAATCCAGAATTGGTGGTTTTATTATCAAACTCAACAGTACACATGCCAACAACAATCAACGATCAGAACGCACTCAATAGACGTAGAAATGTTCATTTGACATTGAATAAGAAATTGGAAGAGGGTCAAACCTTGGAAGATTTAGTATTCGATGCCATTGAATGTAGGGACAGCTCAACAGAAATAATTTTCCATTCTTTAACATTGGACGAAGCAAGATCATTTATAAAACAACAATACGATGAATATCATAAGAAACAAGAAGATATAGTAATAGACTTAGAATCATATAGTGGAATAACAAGACCAGTCATACCATTTGAAAGAAGATCTAAGCGACCCGACTGGGCCGCACCAAGACTGGTACCTTTAATTAAGACAACTCTAATGAATAACAAAGCAGAAGACTCATTCACAATTAAACCTTCAAAGAAAATAGATAACTCAGCAAAAACAGAAGTAATAGTAGACAACTTTGTTGACGCTGTGGAAACACAGCGACCAGCAAAGACCGAATCGGGACTAGACATTTTAGTAGGTTTAGTAGCAGCATCATTCGCAACTCATAAGGCGTTTGAGACATTGGTAATCACTTACCATATGCCTCAGACGATTAAACAGTTGTGGAGTGATATACTAAACAACCCGGTTCGGGCATCATTAGCAACTATCTGCGCCGCAGTGGTGGCAGTAGGTAGTTCGATAGTGGTGTTCAAGACACTCAGATCTATGTTCGCTAGCAGCGAGTCTGGTGAGGCCCCAACAGGTCGCATTAGACGCGTTGTTAAGTCAGAAGGAGGAACAGAAGATATGATACAACTCGTAGCAAACAACACAGTTAGATTAATTAGTGAATCAGGCGAAACAAACGCAGCAATTTTTATTTCAGGCAATATAATTTTAGTTAATAGACATTTTTTCTTTGATAACAACGGCAAATATATACTCAACGGAACATCATTTTTTATTAGAAGTGACAAGCAAGCAGAGGATTTTGAAATTAGCTTCGATCTGAACAACTTAGAAGTTATTAAATCAAAATTAGGTGAGAAAGACGCAGTACTGTATAAGCTACCCGCAAGAATACCGTCGCGTAAATCTCTCATCAAACACTTTACGAACGGCGATATCTCACTTACGGGTAGAGATGCAGTTACAATTAAAATCTCTTCAACTGGAACAACAACACCAGTTTACACTAAAATAGTCAAGGATCAAAAGCGACTTATAGTAGAAGAGAAAGGAATTTTCGTGGAATACCACGACACTTTTTTATATGATTATCGATCTCAAGCCGGGGAGTGTGGTCAAGCCATACTCCTCGATGACAATCTCGTCACAGACGGAAAGATTGTAGGAATTCACTGTGCCGGCAACGGTTACAGGGAAGCTCACGCCAATATAATAACAAAGGCGAATCTCGAAATAGCTTTACGACTCTTAGAGCGTGGACAACAAGTACCCTCGCTGGCACACAGCCAGACAGGATATTACCAAGAATTAAATGGTGAAACCGCAAAAGACGTAGGACTAAAAGGACAAATCAGCTTAATAGCAAAATCGAATTTAACAGTTTATCCACCCCACAAGACTAGTTTGCGGCCGTCGGTGCTGTATAATAAAATACACACAGCAACGACAGAGCCCGCTATCTTGTGGAGCAAGGATCCAAGAGCAGACGGAGAAGACATTTATCTCAAGGGAGTGAACAAATACGCCACTCCCAGCGGTCAGTTTCCATCAGATCTGGCCGACGAAGCAATCGAAAGCGTAAAAGAAGAATTTTTAGGTATTAAGGGAATTTTTATTAAGAGAAAACTTTCAACCTTTGAAGCCATAAACGGTATACCAACAATACCGTATATGGATGCATTGGACATGTCAACCTCAGCTGGTGCGCCATTCGTTTATGACCCTGAGTCCAAAGGGGAGAAGAGGAAACTCTTCGACTCTGAATACTCAGAAAGTTATAAACGCGTGGTGTATACACCTAAGGCTAGACTACAGCAGTTAATAGAACAATACGAATCAACGCTAGAGGGAGGAGAGATTCCTTTTCTCCCATATATAGATTATCTCAAGGACGAACGCAGACCAATAGAAAAAATAAGGCAAAAGAAGACTAGATTATTCTCTGCGTGCTCAGTGGTGCAAACCATTGTCGAGCGCAAGTATCTTCTAGGATTTATGAGTATGTTTTATCAAGCAAGAAATCAATTATTTTCACAAGTAGGAATCAACAAAGGATCAACCCAATGGGACGACTTCACGAGGTATCTCATGGAAGTTTCAGAGGAGGGATTCTTTGGTGATTATTCATCATTCGACGCAACAGCAAACGCAGAACTCATACAGAAAATTTACAGAATCACAAACGCTTGGTACAATCGCAACGACAAGGACAATGAAATCAGAAGACTTATTTTTATTCAATTATCGCAATCAACTCATCACTTTAGAAAATGGATTTATCAAACAGTAGGTTGCATCCCATCAGGGAACTCAGCAACAGTTAACATTAACTCAATACTTAACGAACTTTATTTACGTATATCATGGCTTATTATTATGAACAAAACAATATATAGAGACTTACATTATTATCGGAAATTAACAAGATCTGGCATTGTCGGTGACGACAACGCCAAGGCTGTGCACCCAGCCGTCATTGATCTGTACAACGCAGAATCAGTGGCAGAGGTGCTATCTCACTTTGGCATTACGTATGCCGATGTGACGAAGGACGGAACGATCACGAAGAAGAAGAAGATCATGGAGGGCTCATTCCTGAAAAACGGATTTGGTAAAATGGACAACTTTTACGTTCCTTTAATGGACGACGACGCCAATTTAGAAACACTAAATTGGATAAGAGTTGGCCTGTATGCGGAGGACCCGGATACAGCTTGTTACAACAATTGTAACAACGTTTTACGAAATTTGTTCTTTTACGGACAAGAGCGATTCAACGAAATCAGACAACGAATACTGGAAATTAAACCGGAATATAATCTCATAAACTTTAGGTCATTGCAACAACAATTTTACGAACAAGGTTGCATTCATGACCCATTTGGGACTTTTAGTTTCGGTGGACACGACGAAAAAATCACGAACCCTGAAAAGGAGCCATTTGTTTCCATCATTAGTAATAAAATCATTACACAATCTGGACAGATAAAAACAAACATGCCTAGAATCGAACCAAGTACACTCAATTGGGCGGAAGAAATGGACAAAGTAGACCCGATCACCGACGACACGAACACGACAGAACTAGTGGAGGAGAGCGGCATAAGCGACGACCCTGCAGCAATAGCATCTATGGAGGAACCGGAGACGATGGCGGAGAACGCCGGAGGAGCGGTCTTAGTCACGCAATCAATCCCTGCTGCAGTGGCAGCAAAGGAAGGACAAGTGGTTATGGCCAAGGTCGGAACCGGACGAGGAGAATTCACGCTCAACGATCGAGCATGGACCCTAGATGATATGTTACAGAGAATCAATTATGTCGAAACCCTAAACTGGCCCTTAACAAAGGCACGAGGTGACGATCTCATAGTCTACGACGTTCCTATGGATTTAATTAAGAACGACATCGCGTCTACACCTTTCACGCGATTTCAAAAATGGAAAGGATCAGCAATCAAAGTGCGACTTCAAATGGTCGCTAACGCCTTCACGCAAGGGAGGGTAGTTATTTCATTTGTACCAACGATGGTGAATAAAACTCAACTACCATCAACGTACCAAACGACTTTATCAAGCTTATTGGCCTTGCAAAACGCGCAACTCGACCCTTCAGAGTCGACGACAGTGGATTTCACAATCCCCTTCGCCTACTTCAAGACGTGGCTTGACCTGCCGGATGGTGATTGTTTGGGACAATTGTACGTTCGCGTACTCTCGCCCCTGCAGTCAGCTTCGACAGGCCCAACCAGCGTCAGCATTAAGGTTTTCTCGTCAGTCTCATCGAACGAGTTCAAGATCCCGCTCGCTGGCGGATCTTCACTGAGACAACTCCTAGCTACAAGAGAGCTAGAGGCCTTAGGCTACGAGGTAACTCGAGTCAAGGCTCAATCTGGATTTTTAGACACTTTAAGCGACATCGTCGACAAGGTCATTCCGGCTAATCTCATCGGGGACGCAATTGGAGGCTTGCTGGACAAGCCCCAAATAGCAGTAAACCCAGAGCCGGTAATCTCTCGACAGATGCCCTATCTTGGACATTCAGCAAACATCGATTACGTGGACAAATTGCAGCTTTACCCGAAAGGACAAACAACAACGGATAAGGAGCATTTTTTAGGTGGAGATGAAATGGACTGGACTCAGCTCATAAAGCAGAAAAAGAGTCTGCTCGGTACCGTCCCTTGGTCAACCAAGGACGCTATCGGGTACTCACTCTTTCACAACTGGGTTGGCCCAATGGCTTTGGGAGTTACAAAAGAAACAACACTTTTTGACTTCGTCACAAGTACTTTTCAGTACTGGCGGGGCTCTATCGATTTATATATAGATATAGTAGCTTCCAAATACCAAGAAGGCCGCCTGGACGTGACCTACCATCCCAACAGCATAGATGGAGGACAGGATCCAGATTACGCGAAATCTCTTTCGCAGTATAACACTTCAATTCAACTTAAAAATGGAAAAGCAGCAGCAATTTTGCGCTTACCCTATTTGGCAGACACCCCTTGGAGACGCGTCTGGAACGGGGTCGAGTTAGCAGCTGGTACTGCTGACAACGGTTTCCGTTTTCAGAACTTTTTCAATGGATCTTTGTCTTTTAGAGTCGGCGCACCACTCACCTGCCCCACAACAGTGGTGCCGCAGGTAGACATTAACATGTACATTAAAGCCGGACCGGACTTTCAACTTTACGGTCTAGGCCCGCGTAACTCTTCACTTTCAGTAGGAAGCAGTGCAATCACAGCACGTTCTCAATCTGGCAACATCGAGGATTTGGATTTACCATTAGGTGATTACCTTATTCGAGGAAGTGTTGTTCACGGCGAGCACGTGGATGCGATTGACATTGCGACAGGCGTGGCACAACAACGCCTCGCAGTACACAGCAAGAGTTTTTACGCGGCATGGAAAGATTTCTTTATTTATCAACACGAACATTTGTATCGCGCCAAGCGACGTGGCACAATAACAGAGGAATTTGCCCAAAAGGTGAAGGACTTTCTTAATGCCATGTCAATCGACGAAACAGACGCGCACAAAATGTCAAAGGACATCAATTTCATGGTGAGAACCATACTCACCAACAAGAAAATATGGGAAAATGTGTTTTTTGTAGAACTTCTAGCAGAAGGCTGGGTCTTAAACGACATTGACGAATTTCTTGAGTACTTTAACAACAGGGAACTCAAGGAATTCGCTCATTTGCGTCAAGAGCCAACAATGATTTTGCGACCCCCGCAGGCACAGTCTGGAAAGACAAATGGTGGTGGTATTGTTGATCGAGCGGCTATTGCCAAAAAGGAGGCAGCCAAAAAGCTGTCCCCTGTATCGAACAACACCCCCATTGCCAAGAGTAATTTCATCACTTTGTGTGCAGGAACGGGTTTAACATCAGACCCGCGCTCACATCATTTTCCAGAGCAAGCGTATGGCAACATGCGCGATGTTCTGAAGCGATATCAGCCCGCTACTAGATTCGCATTAGATTTGGAAAAAATTACGAATGCGACACTTAGGGACGAAATAACAGCAGGCTCAAGACCTTTTATCGTTCCAATCTCGAATTGTGATTTCTCGGAAATGGATGACGCGAACTTACCGCGCTTCCCGATGCTACACAAAGTGGCACGCATGTACCGCCAATTTCGCGGTCCATTGAATTTCAAGGCTCGAGTACGACCAGCTGGTATGCTCGAGAGGGACTTTTCTTATACGGCTTATTTCACTTTTCTTCCAGACGCGCCGTCTCAAAGTTACGATTACATTCAGAGCTATGCGGGATTATTCCCAGCAGTGAACGAGGATAGCGGCAAGTTGTGTCGACACTCGACACCCCCGTTACCTTTGGCCTACGGGTCAGAGAAGCAAGTCGCTGAATTCAGCGTGCCTTATTCAAGCTTAAGTCCGGCTGCAATGATAACGCAGTCATGGGACAGTGTAACCGAATCGCGCGGGTATGCTTATCAGGCGAATCAAGTCATCATGGCTATCTGGTGTAGTGATTGGTCAGTTCATCCAGTTTTGGATCTCTATTGTGCTATCGGAGACGAAGCACATATGGGAACCTTTATTGGTGTACCCCAATTAACCGCACAGGCTGATTCGTCTGGCAAGTCGCTTGCGCCAGACGCGTGGCTGGGAACAACATCAAAAGCATTTAACCAGTTACGTCCCAACACAAACAAATTTTTATAATTTTTTATCAAACAACGTTTTACTAGCTTTCTCAAAACTAGAACATATTAGAAACAAACTTATTATTTATTTTTATTAACAGTTTTACTAGCTTTCTCAAAACTAGAACAATTTGAAACAATTTACAACAAACATCGTTTTACTAGCTTTCTCAAAACTAGAATCCTAACAATTTAATACAGTGACAAATAATTTTTATTTCAACAAATAAACGCAGAATTACGCATTAGCTAGAC